CCGCCTCTTCAGCCGGATATGTGACGAAGACGTCCTTGGTGCCCGTGGAGAAGTCAACCAGAGAGCCGCCATTGCTGGATGCAAGCACCGTAGTACGCGCAAGTGTCGGGCCAGTAGACGAATAAGTACCGAGGCCGACTTCCCATTGGGAGCCAGCATTGATCGTATAATAGGTCGTGTTGCCATTGCCGATAGCCGCACCAAAGGTCTGATACCCGGTTGGTGCGGTCCCGCTGAGCGTTACCGTGCCAGTACCAGTCGTAGTGGTGGTGTCGCGGACGCGATCAGCGAGGACGAGAGCCATTACATAAGGTTCCGCAGCTTATAGATGGTCGACAGGTAAACACCCGTCACGCCATCAATCAGATTGGCAACTGCCCGGTTACCTTTGCAGACCTTCTCGTGGTTCTTTTCAATCCACTCAGCGTCCTCGACGAGGATCATCAAGATGTCCTCAGCCTTGGTTTTGGGGGCGGGGATGGTACCCACCAACTCAAACGCACCTTGGTAGGCTTCTACCAGCGAGTCCAAAGCCTCAATGATTTCCTCGTAGAACTTGCCCAGCGCCTTATGCCGCGCATAGCCACCGACACCTTGGGCACGCCAGTGCTCAAAATGGGCCACGTTACGGGCATAAAAGACGCGGGCGACGAGTTCTTCGATCATTACGCAATCCGGATAATAGCGGTGGTGTTAGTGGCCGTCGGGAAGATGATTGTGAAGTCACCGTTCGTCGAGGTCTTGTCCGAACCAAAGTCCAGCACAGCCACAGCAGCGTTCGTCAGCGTGGTGTTCGCGTTCGAGTTGGCCGAAGGCGTGTTGTTATAGATCAACGCACCACGAGCCGTGATGGTCGCGTTGGCGAAGGTAAGGTCGGAAAAGTCCGTGAAGCCCGTGCCCGTTGAAGCCGAGTTGTTCGACGTCACAACACCAAGGTTGGTCAGCGAACCGCCACCAGCGGTGTAGTTGGTGCCCGAAGACGAGACTTCTTGGCTGGATGTATATGCCGTGGTGTTGGCATCCAATGAAGCGGACGAGGTGTACAGCGCCAGCTTGAAGGTGTCGCCACCAGTTGTACGGAAATCGTGCACGGCCAGCATAAGCTCGGCCTTAAAGCTGGTGCACATTGCTTGCGTAATTGCCATTATGGCCTCCTTATGCGTCGAGGATCGGTATCAACTCTGGATGACCCGCCTGCTTGAATTTATTGACCAGAGTTACGTTATGGGACCGCACAGCCTCGTGCATGTAGTGGATCAACACCTGACGGATGTTATCCTTAAAGGCTTCGGCCTGATCGCGGATGGCCGGGTGTGTCTGGCTACCCACATAGATGATTTTGTCGAGAGCGCGTTCAGCCGTTTCCTCAGGCGTGAAACCACGTCCTTCGGTCGTCATGACCATCACATTGCCGACATCGTTAAAACCGTTAAACATATTACCTCACCGGATATCGTACTTGGCCAGAACGGTACATATCTTCACGATTCTTGCCTTCGCCAAGCTGTTTGAGCATCGCCATCGCTTCGTCGTACCGCTTCTGGTATCCAGCGATGATATCCTTCGCCCTTCATGAACGTATACGCTTCTAGCAATGCGCCGTAAAGCAGAACGCTATCGAAGTTGTCGCCGAGCCACGACGTACCAGCTTCCACGATGGACTGCGGGTAGTAGAAGTAGTGCAGTTCGACGGCGTAGTCGTCGTCGGGCGTCGGGCCGAGAATGTACGAGTTCTCGTCGAAATAGGCGTAGCAGTACGGAAGGCCCTGATCGTTGGGGTTGGGGTACGCCTGCCGGATGAAGTTCACATCCTTGTTCAGCAGATACTCGTAGTTCCCGTCCCCGTCGATCACAGCGATTGAGAAGTTAGCCAACCAATCGGAAGGCACCGAGAGGTACTTGTTCCCGGCGGTCATATTGCCCGTCACGTTCTTGCGGAGGTCCAGAAGCTGCACCGTGTTAAAGATGCGCTGCTCAGCCTCTTCAATGAACGTGTTAATCTGTTCGGTGGACGTCAGCGTTACCGTGCTGGAGCCGTCAGAGCCGGTCCATGAGGTGTTGGGAAAGTCGTTTTCGACGTACCCCTTGATTGTCTCGAACAGTTCTGAGTAGTTCATTAGCCCAGTTTCTTGCTGCTATGCGTACCTTTGGTAGCCGCACCCGTACCGCGAGTTTTCACAGTTTGCGTGTTAGCTACGTTGTTGGGATAGCCCGAATTGTTCTTCACAATCGGCACCGTCTTTGGTTTGTAGTCCATATTATTTACCCCGTGAAGATGACTTCTGGTTTGCGATCTTGGCTAGGTTACGACCCAGCGCCTTCATTTGCGCGTTGGTTTTGCCGCCCTTGGCCATCTTAGTCAGGGGTTTGCCCTTGTGCATTGCGCGCTCGTGCTTGTGCACGGCCTTCGCTGCGGTAGCCTTGTCCTGCTTCAAATCTTTCTTATCCATCACTAATTCTCCGTCTCGATTGTTACGGTCCCTACTTGACCTCTGCCTAATAGCGTATTTGGAAGACCAAATAAACCCAAAGGATCATTTAGTCCTACCGGGCCCCAACCCCACTGAATTACGCGACTACCATCGGTTGGGTTGTTGTTCACGTTCAGACCTGCTTGGCCGTAGCTGTTATCTGGCCGAGGGTCGCGTAGTGCCTGTGGGTCATCCACTGGGTACATACCCAACTGAAGCTGCGGCTGATCTGGTTCCCAGCAAGTGGGGCACACGAGAATGTTGATGTTCTTGGTCTTAATGACGAGCCGCTTGAGCTCCTTAAGCTTGTAGCGAAAGTTACAGCGGTCACACTGGGCGATTGCCCACTTACCAGAGGCAAACCGATTAGGCACGGATCACCGGAAATACTGACGAGGCGCGATGCGCAAAGGCGCTTTCTCGCGGTCCTCATCAGCAGCCTGCTGCCAGAGTTCTTCGTATTCTGCTTTGAGCATCTGGCTGCGTTCAAGCGCGCCAGGAACCTTTAGGGATAGGTGGTACGCGAGACCAGCCACCAGACAAGGGAGGAACCTAAACGGTATATCTTGCGTAGTAACACCATCACCAGCATCCTGTAAGCGGCGCAAGCGCCAGTAGACGAATGTATAATAGCTACTCTGGTCTGGGGCTGGCCACACATTAATCTGCGGAGCCTTCACACCAGTAGTTGGATAGTCTGCACCTGATTGACGGTTAATCCACACTTGGATAGGCCGACCCTGCGCGTTCTTGTTTGGAATAGTCGAGTATGTGTCGATACTGATACGGTTAATAGTGATATCAGTCTGCTGCTGCCCAGTCTGGGTGCGCACGACATGCTCAAGCAGGTCTATGGTATCTATAGGCAGGTCATAAACAATCTGCCCCTGCACCATGGGGATAGAGCCTTGCTCGATGGTCCACAGGTTAATACCACGGTTAGCCCACTCAATAGTAAGTAGGTTTAAGCTGCGGCGCGCAGTGCGTAAGTCATAACCCGTGCGAAGTTCAGCCCCACAACGCTCAAAAGCCTCTTCGACTAGGTCGTTGAGGTTCAAGTTAAATGCTGTGGTGCCGCTCGTGGTCATTAAAAGTTACCGCCTAGGTTCATACGTTGCATAGCACGCATAGCCTGCATACGTGGGTCTTCTTGACCGAGCTGCTGCAAGTATGGGTTCGCCATAGGGCTACTATTAGCAAGACCACCGCCCTGCTGCGCCATGGGCTGATCGCCCCCACCAAGTGCACTATAGCCCTGCTGCGGTGGCTGCATTGGTGGCTGCATAGGCTGCTGCGGCTGCTGACCATAACCTTGTTGCATTGGCTGGAAGCGCTGCTGCATTTGCTGTGCTAGCTGAGGACGCTGCTGCATTAGCTGACCGAAACCCTGCTGCATTTGTTGCGCTAGTTGGGGGCGTTGCTGCATTAGCTGACCGAAACCCTGCTGCATTTGCTGTGCTAGTTGGGGGCGTTGCTGCATTAGCTGACCGAAACCCTGCTGCATTTGTTGCGCTAGCTGAGGACGCTGCTGCATTAACTTACCAAAACCTTGCTGTAGCTGCTGACCATAGCCTTGTTGCATTGGCTGGAAGCGCTGCTGCATTTGTTGCATAGGGGTGCTCGTACCCATACCCGTATCCATATTACCTGAACCCCTTTGTCTTTTGTGCTATGGCCTTCGGCTGCTTAACAAACTGTTTGCCCGCCTTAGTGCCTTCGCGCTTCGCCTTGCTTGTAGCAGAGTATTCCTGCGAACTCAAAGCCTCACGTGCTTTCTTAGGCAAGTAGCGCTCACCCGTGGCTTTTGCCCCCTGTGTAGACGGTTTGCCTGACTTAGTGCCCCAGTCTTCCTTGGTCCATTTGGATAGAGATTTCTGAGCTTCTGTCTTTGGGCCGCTATAGCCACCACCAGACTTCTTGTACCGCTGGGTCGCAAGCTGGGCTTTGCGGGCGGACCATTGACCTGCGTTTCCACCCTTCGTGCCAGCCTTTACACTGGCAACAATGCGCTTCCATTTAGGTTCGTCCGACCGGGCCATTACTTCTTCTTGAAGCCTTTCAGCAGCTGCGCAAACCGTGCACGTTGACCTAACTTACCCGGAGCCTTAGCGGCCTTGGCAAGCTTACCGGCGGGAATTTTCTGCCCTTTCTTGGTGCCCAAAGCCGAGCGCAGTGCGCCGGGCTTCTTAATGGCCTTCGAAATATCGAGCTTCGCTTCGCCGCCTTTAGCGTACACAGTCACGTCGTCGGGGTTATCCTTACGACGAATAGTTTTCGCCCCCGGCATTTTAGAAGGGTTTATAGCCCCCATACCCCGACAAGCGCGCATTAGCAGGAGCCGCCTTTTTTCATCTTAATCATCGAAGTCTTGGTCTTGCCCTTAACAGCGCAACCGTCGATGGAGCCGCCCTTGGCATAGCACTTACCGCCACCGGCCTTCTTTACCATGGCACGACCCATTGTGTCGGCAGACTTCTTGACGAGAGCCTTACCGAACTTAGTTGCTTTTGCAGTGCCGCCCTTTGCGCGCCCGACCGGACCCATTCTAGCGTTCTGCGCTTGCGCCCGTGGACCTAGCGGCTTAGTTTCTCGGTAAGGCGTGTTTATCTCAGCGGCGTACTTAGCTTTATCCTCAGGCGTGATTATCTTAGAGCCTGAAGTAGTTGGAGCCGCAGCAGTGGCCATGCCGCCCATAGCCTTCTTGACTGGGCCGCCTTTTGCGTAGCCGCTCGAACGGTTTGCACGACCGATAGCTGCGGCCTGTTCTGGTGTAGGCTTAAGGTCTTTTACAGACTTACGGAACTTAGCATCTGCCGCACGCTCAGCAGCAGTTGGTTTTGGAGGTGTAGAACCACCGGAACGATATTTCATAGTAGTTTCCTTCTTTTTAACTTTGCCACCTTTGGCGTACATATCAGATGATAGGGCATCTTTGTACCTACCCTTTGCCCAAGCGGATGCACCCGGAGCTTCCGCTGCGCGCTTCATCTCGGCTAATTTAGCCTTACGAGCTGGGTCATTAGTAACATCCCGACCAAAACGGATAAGTGGAGTACCACCAGGCTTACCACGTAGTGCAGTACCGCCAGTTGTTGTAACGGTGGGTTTGGGCATCTTAGCCTTAAGGTCTGCGAAGGCTTTGCTATCAAACTTAGACGCAGCAATAGTCTTTTCGACTTTTTTCTCGGGGGTAGGTGCGGCTTTCTGTACAGGTTTCTGTACAGGTTTGCGACCTTCACCGGCAATGTTCGTGGTGTAGCTCTTACCGCCAAAGGTAAAAGTCTTGTCTGCGCCGAGACGCGAACGGGCTTCTTTGAACGCTTCTTTGAAGCTGCTTGGTTTGCTGGCAAGTTCAGACTTAGGTGTAGTTATCGTACCAAGGGTGTCCGTGACTTTCCCTGTAGGCCCAGCAGTGTCTTTAGTCACCGACTGCGGTGCGCCGTACTTGCGGGTCTTCGTCAGGTTGCTTTCTGCGGCACGCTCTGCGGCACGAGTAGCGGTACGGTCTGTACCCATGCGCTTGGCACGGTCGTCTTCTGCGTCAGCAATACGCTGGGCGCGCTTAGCTTCAAGCACTTCAAGTGCCCTACCGCTTTTGCCCGCTGAGTCCTTTGCGAAATCTTTTTTGATGTCCGCCATGCGCCGATCATACTTACCTTGCGCACCACCGGCTGAGAACTTTTTCATCACACGTGCCATTGCTATACCTTCCTCATATCATCGACCTTGGCCTCAAGACGCTGAAACGCCTTATCAAACCGGTCACCGAGTCTATCGACCATCACGTTAACTTCAGCACGAGTGACATGCTCCCGTGCTACTTCTTCGCGGGTCTTGTTGAGTAAGATACCAAGACGGTCCAACTCGTCAATCTTCCCCTTAAACAAGAAGCCCATGATCGCCACCGTTGCACTTAGTGCGATGTTCCATATCATCATCTCCATATCAGCAATCCCACTTGCGCAGCGATAACGCTTTACGCGTTGGACGACCTTTCTCGTCCTTCATCGCTCCCGGCATTCCCGACATCCGAGCACAAAATGACTTACGACGTGCCGCAGACTTAGGCGACTTCGCAGCTTGCTTGGCTGAGACTGGTGGTTTTAGGTTCATCCCCTGCTTTTTTGCGGACGCACGACCCTTGGCGTTCAGCCCACCAGACTTCGCTTTGCCTTCTTTGCGTGTCCAAGCAGGTGTCTTAGCCATCAGACAAACTTCCCTTTGGTCTTGCCCTTGGTAGCGCAGCCATCAGCGCGCTTGGAAGCGGCGGAACCGCCCTTGGCCATCTTCTTGACTTTGCCGCCCTTCTTGAAAGGCATTTTTAAATTAACGCCGTACCCTTTAGGTGCGGCAGTGCCGGTGAGCCTACCCAGAGTAGAGCGAGGCTGACTAATAGCCGTAGGAGTTAGGCGAGGAAGATGTGGTTGGTGGGACGGCGCGCAAGAAAACAGACGACGCTGAAATTTACGTCGGTAAGACTGACGACCTGTCTTACCACGACAACGGCCTCATAAAATGCAAAAGCCTCGG